ACCCCTGCATTTAAAAGTTCTGGATTTATTTCAAAGTATGTATGAAAAAGAAATTTATACTTAGGAGCATTTTCATAGGAGTTTGGTCTAAATGTCTTAGATGCATGTGTATAATCTCTTAAATAGTCGCTGCCGAAGAATCCTCCAACAGCGCCACTTAAAAGATCCTGAAAAAATCCAGACATTTAGTAACCTACTTATACACTAGGTGTATTTGAACCTACACCAGTAGCAATACCCTGAGCAGCAGCATCAGCAACAATTCTACCAATACGTTGGCCAACACCAGCAGTACCAAGAGTATCACCCTGAGTCTGAACTGCGTTATCATATTTAATAGCAAGAGCTATCTGAACCGGTTCACTGGAACTATATGCTAACTGGTTGTAGTTTGCTGACTGTAGATAACAACCGTATAATTCCCAATTTTCTAATACTACAGGAACTGCCGTGCCGTTGCCGCCATCTAGTACCTGAATGTTCATTTGAAATTTAAAGTCCTGTCCACTAGCAGCAGATGCTTGTTCAACAAAATCAAATTGCTTTTGCATTTGTTGTCCTACTGCTTTTGCTACTGAACCACTAGCATCATCTCTGATGTTAACAGTAACAGGTTGCCATGTATGTTTCCCGGGAAGATAAATTTGTGAGTTATATACATGTAACGTAACATCCGCAAATGATACGTTTGGTCTAGATACGTCTACTACTTGTTTTGTTAAGCTTAATCCGCCGTCTACATCAACACCAAAGTTCAAAAAGTTAACTCTGAAACGATATTGTAGTTTAGGCATCAACAAGCCTTGGTTGCCACCTGCGTTATCAGATGCTACTGTCATGTTAAAAAGGCTATTACTCGCCGTTGCCATAATTTATTCTCCTATTTTATATATTTATCTTTAAAAATAGAAAGGAGTTTAGTCCTCTCTATTTTATTTCTTACTGACCTGATAACTCACCTGTATTCAAGATACGAACCGGAATATAGATAAATTCAGCAGCTTTTACTGGCTCAATTGCTACATCCACATATAATTCGTTTCTGTCTATTCTAGCAGGAGTATTATTACTTTCATCACACACTACTAGATAATCGTAAATACCTCTTTTAGCTACTAGATCAACAAACAGTGTTTGAATTACACTTTGTATTTGCTGTCTAGTTAACGCATCATTAGGTTCAAATACAAACGGTCTAGCAGCTAGTGTTAACTGACGACGGATATATGCTACCAATCTTGCTACGTTAATACGATCAAGTGCGCTTTGTGAATCAAAGCTAGATTTATTGCCATAGTTTAACAATCCATTACCAGTAAAGAATACTAATGGGTTAATAAAGTTGGTGTATAGAACATCTCTAATTCCTATTCTTGTTCTAGTCGCTTGGAATTCACCTGTTTGAGCATCTAAATAACCAATGCTTATTGCGTTATCAATAACACCTCTTCTTACACCAGCTGGAGCAAACCAAGGATAAGCAATTGAGTCATTGCGTAGTAATGTTCTTATCATCATGTGTGATGCCGGAACTACTACTTCGTTTCCTGATAAGTCATTAGTCAATCCTGCTGGATAGAATAGACCCATATAAGTACTTCTAGTTACCAAACCTTCATCACCTGTAGAAGTTGCGCCGGCTGCATTAGTTGCCCATGCTTGAATTGCTGTAGCATTTTCAGATAATCGTAATGGTGTATCACCGATAATAAATCCAGTTTCTCCGCGATCAGCATTTAATGTTATCATATTAGGCTGAAGTTCTGGATAGTTAGGAGTTGCCATTAAGTTAAAGAATGTATCTTCATCTCTGATAGCAGTATTAGTATCAATCGCTGCTCTTAACGCCTGAACTACCATTGCTCTTTGAGCTTTACGACCCATATATGGAGAACCATTTGATTGTAAACCAGACACAGATACCCAAGCATCTTTTTCTGTTGGTAATACTTCATCAGGGAAATTAGTAGCATTAAAGTAATTAGTTCTAAACTCTTTAACGTTATAACCAGAACGTCTAGTATTGAACAACAACATACCTGTTGGATATAAGCTTGATTCAGGAGCATCTAAATCTAAGTAGTTGCTTGTTAACAAGCTAACAATCGTTGGAACGTCATCAGTTGCTGGATTTGTTGTTGCATTGGTTGCCCAACGTGCATCAGCAAATAACACACCGTCTGGGTTTACTTGATCAGTATTATCAATTCTTACCCACTGATCAGTACCGTCAACTTGCTGCCAACGATTAATGATAGGATAATTTTCTAAGTCACTAGTGTCAATCCAAAGATCACCGTATACTAATGCAGTACCATCTGATTGAAGAGTTGGTGCGCTTGCGCTTACAATCGGCCCGTTAGGATCAGTTGCGTTTACACCTGTTGGTGTTGGAAAGCCATTAGCATCGTAGTTTTGATTTTTATAACCTTTCCAACCACCACCATAGTTTACCATAACATCAACTTGATTTACTACACTATAGAACCAGTTAGTTCCATTAGCAGGAGCTTCAGTTAAAGCAGTAGCACTTGCAGTAATGTCGGCTTCTACCCAAGGTGATAGTAAAGTAGAATAAGTTACATTAGGTGTTCCTGAAACAAATGTAATACCTTGAACTACTCCTGCGTTAACTTGAGTTATTTCAACTACTAAGTTATTAGCTGGGGTAGCACCGCCTAAATCAGCACCTGCAAAAGTTACTTGATCTCCTACTACATACCCAGTGCCTGCATTTACCAATTGAGCAGTAACATATTGTGAAGATTTTAGTACAGTTATTTCTAAATCTATACCTGAACCTGTTGTACTAGTCTGAGTAGGAGTATATGCAAAAGCACTAATTAATCCATTTTTTACATAATCAGTTGTACCTGCTACAAACCCTGCCTCAGTGAAAAAACTTGCTACATCAGAAGTAATAGAAATAACGCCGCCAGCAGTTTGTGATATTACTAATTCACCAGCGGTGTTAACACTTATACTTGTATTAGGTATTGCCTGAGCGGTCCATGCAGTAACCAAGTCTTCAGCATCTGCATTATCTGCGAGACTTATCGCATAGGTTGAAGAAAGTGTACTACTTCCCGGAACTGAAACTTGAACAGTAAGAGCATACGGACCACTAACAAACGATGGGTCAGTAACTGTTCCCGTTACAACAGTTGCTCCTGCATTTGCTTTTTCCCAGTAATAAATAGGTCCTTGACTGTATGTACCGTTATAATCATACTGTGCATATAATGTACCTGCAGGTATTAATGCTCCGCCAGTAGCGTCTAACACACTAGTCACTGCTGCATCAGAAACTGCAAGTCTTACTGTTTTACTATTCCAAAGTGATGTTACGTCACTCCATTCTTCAATTACCGGTGTTAAACCGTTACCAGAAGAACCTACTTTGATCCAAATAGAACCAGTAGGTCTTGGAATAGTTTGTCCTGTTTGCCATGATGGCTGCTGAGAAGAAGTACCATAGTATACTGCGGGCTGATAATAATTTCCAGCAGCGATTCCCAAATCAGTTAATACTGTTCCAGTTCCTGCTACAATAGTAATAAATCTAGGTGTTACATTATCAAGGTTTTGAGAAGAATAAATGTTTAACTTACCGCTAACATTAGCCGCAGATACACCGCCCCAACCTAAGTTATTAATTGCAGTAGCAACGCCTGTTACTGTATTATTAGTAGAAGCAGGAACTGTAATAGTAGCACTTACTTCAGTAACTCCTCCTAATCTGATTATAAAAGTATTACTGGCAGTAAGCGATGTAGGTGCGTTAGAACCTTGTATAGCAGGAACATTTTGCAACCAAGCCGCACTTCCTACACTAACCCAAGTATTTGTAGTTGCTTTGTAGAAAAACTGTTTACCAGTAGCACTAGTAGGAGTATCATAAGTTGGTATAGCAATTACAGCGTAATCACCGATATTACCTAATGTATTAACAGGTGAACCAGCTGATACATCTGCGCTATCAGTAATTACAATAGGAGTTTGTAATGTAAACTGACCAGTAGTTTGGTTAAATACATAGATACCCCAAGTTGTTTCAGAAGTATTTAACCAGTATGTACCGTCTGCTGGGTTGCCTGAAGGTCTTCCTGTTTGTCCCACTAAACTTGCTAAGTCAATGTCTGCTCTCATGCAAAATACTGTGTTAGTTGCTCCCAATGCAGAGTAAGCAGCTAATAATCCGTATTCATTCAATTCGTAACCCTGAATAGGTGTACCATCAGTTGATGTATAAAAGAATGGATTGCCGTATAAATTAACTAAATCTCTTTGACTTGTTATTCTAAATAATTTATTAGCGTTTGCAGCAGTAGTACCTTGTGCGATACCAGTTCCTGCAGGATTTAATTTGTCTTGCGCTGTTGCTAAAAGCACAAAGGGTACTGAATTTGTTGGTGCTGGTAAATACTGAGATTCATCAGTAATTGATACTTGCACGCCGGGACTTAATAATGCCATGATATTTTCCTTTTAGTTGTAATATTTTGAGGTTTACTCACCTGTACTGCACTTCTTTTATTTATGCTAATAATATAAAATTACCCTCTTTAGGCAATATACATACCTTTGAAGGCAGAATAAATATCTATATGATCAGACCTATATGTCCTAAATGTAATAAAGAAGTATGCGCTATTAACTACCTAAAAAATGGCAAATACCATTATAGAAGCATTTGTAATGAGTGCGGTAAAAAGAAACCTAGAAAAAAACCTAGAACTTTTCTTTGGCAAAAAAGCGGGTATAAAAAGAAAACTGTATGTGATTTATGCGGATTTAGAAGTGTATACACTACTCAAATAGTAGTGTACCATATCAACGGAGATTTAACTGATATTAAGTTAAACAATTTACGCAGTATATGTTTATGCTGTGTAGAAGTTGTTAAAAGAAAAGAAGTAACTTGGAAGCGTGGAGATTTACAAGTTGATTATTAAGTTTAATGATGCAAACAAATCTTCTTTAGTGCCGTTATTAGCTAGATAACAATCATACTCTAATCCCACAGAACTGTATTCGCTAGCATGGACACCTTGAGGCGGTAAGCAACCTTCTAACCCTTGATTGAATCTAACAGCAGTATCGTACCAAGCGGGATCTTCTCCTCGTTCAATACGAATCAACTTTCCATTTAGTTTTTTTACTACACTTAGTTCGTTAGCAAATCTAGCATCAGTTATTACGATATTACCTTTGCATTTAAGAATTTTATTTTCTAACGATGCTACCCAAATATCTGGATGAAACCCCTGTCTACAAACTTCAGTTCCCCAGTACTGTAATACCCATCTAGGAGTAAGATTAGGCATGTCTAATCTTTCAGCCCACCATGGATCAATTTGTTCTCGCCATTGTCTGCTCTCTAGCGTCTCACCTTCAAGTAAAACACGATCCCAACCAAACACCGCTGACACAGCATCTTTTAACGATCCTGCAAAGCTTAGTTTAGTAAAATTGTGATTGTTGATCAAGTATTCTGCTGCTGTATCCTTACCCGAGCCTATAAAACCGGCGATAGCTATAATTTTGTTGGGCATGTTATTCTCCTATGATTCTAGTAGAATAACAGAATGAACAGTATAAAGTCAAGTAAATTGGTTAGCCTTGAACCCATGTCAGAGGCTGTGAGGCGTCTACATAACGTTTTAATTCGTCTATCAATTGAGCCTGCATTTCTTTTGACTCAGCTTTCATAGCAGCGCCATTTAGTGAAGTGCCGCCACCAGGACCAGCAATCGTAGCAAACTTTTCTCTAGCTTCACCTATAATGCCTTTTAACACTGCAAACACATAATCTTGTATCCAAGTTCCTATTGAAGGATCTTGTAATAAAGTAGTTTCGGGACGCTGAATGTCCGCCCAAATAAGGATCTTTTCTCCAGAGCCTTTAAAATCTCTAACAATTCTTAAAGTTTTACTAACCGGATCAAATGTGTAAGTCAAATAACCACCAAACATTCTAGCGGCCAATTCTACATATCCCGCATAAAAATCATAAGTAGCTAAGCCGCCGGCAGCATTATAGTTAAGCAAGTAAGTATTTAAAATAGCACTTGAAAAAGGATCAAATGAAGTAGCGCCTGGACCAGTTTCTAATCCCACAGTTCTACGGTACAAACATCTAACATTAACAAATTCACTAGGAAGAGTATATGTATCTATATTCTTTTCCACAGTGAATAAGGTATAACTTTCTTGTGTGGAATTTTGTGCTCTTTGTCTATATGTGGTTATAGTATAATTATAAGCCGCTTCATAATGTTGAGGATCAACTTCAAGATCCACGATATCTCCGCCTAATCTAAGACGAATAATTTCAAACATTTGTTCTTTTAACTGTGTTAAGTTAGCATTAGTTGGTACACTTAGTGGATTTGCTGCCATATTGATTATTCCTAGTAATAAATGTATTTATCACATAACTGATACAGAGGAATAGAAAAGGGTTATTCTAAGGGCATGGCGAGTAGATATAAAATCTACAAGCCACGGGTTATTCTTGAGGTACTTAGGCAACGATGAATTCAAACATTACAGTGGAGGATTGTCTATGTCTCACTAACCCATGAAGGGAGTTTGCCGTATTCGCTGTTAATGCTCAAACGCTATTCACCGAGGAGTTTGAACCAGCCCAAGAGTATCTATCGCAATTACCATCTCTTGGCAACAACAACCATTAAGACACAAGAAACGTTTCTAACAAGGGTTAGACGTTTTAGGCATCCCTATTCGGGGTAGTCTTGTGAATGGGGCTACTGATGTTACTCAGTTCAAGCTTGGGCCCGCTTCCTTTTACCCACACAACACGGATTGAGGTGGGACTTGGGTGTTATTGTGGCTAACACTTACCTTGCTTGATGAACAACTATTCTATAAGTTTAAAAATCAAAAACAAATCTTTAAGGGGATGATTCCATGGATCTTTTACACCAAATGCGGTATAGCCATATCTAGTATCCATATCTATGTGATCTTTTCCTTTTATTGCAGTACCAAAATCAATACAGGTAAGCACAGTACCATCAGGTATTCTTTCAATTTCTTCTGGTGTAAACAGATAAAGGTTTT